TCATAAGGTCCTTCCCTATGATTATGTTGAGCAACTCTAAATCTAATGTTTGCATTTGATTCTGCAGTAGTTTCACCACGACCAGTCTTTATCATTTCACCAACAACTGTTTCGCCGACCTGGAAAGTTCCAGATGTCATAGTAATTTCTAGAAGTTTAGGGACACAATATTCTGTAATATCAACACCATCAAAGAATCCATACATTCTAGTGAGTGGTTTCATCTTCTTAGAAACGAATTCAACGTTTCTAGATCTCATATATGGAATAAGATCTCTGCTAACGACTCTATCTCCAACAGATTCCATATCAAACTGTTCAGTAACAATTGTTCTGACACCAGATCTTGAACGAGTTCCAAACTCTCTAGTTGTTCTGAGTTGGTCTTCAATAACTTGATCAGAAACTTGTCTGGTTGATATTCTTCTTCCAGGTCTCCATGTATCACCCTGGTGAATAACATCAGGACCATTTTGAATAACTCTTCGTCTTGTGTTATCAACAACTTCAACGCCGGTCCAATTAGTTTCCCAAGAATCCCAAATTACAGGACCAAATCCAGTTTGGGGATCAATAGTACCAGCTTCAACGTGATCGTCGAATACTTCGTTATAATTACCCTCAGTTTCAATAATCTTTGCATCTAGTCTAGTAGTATCAACCCAATTATCAGATGCTGGAGTAAGTTCTATAGTTCCATTCCAAAAACTAATAAGGAAGGGAGTAACACTTTCAGTTCTTGTGGCAAAGTTCTGTTTGATAAATTCAACCTCAGAATAGTCAAGAGTTACAATATCATTTTGCTTTCTTACGTTATTACCCTCAATATCCGCAAAATCTAAGTCATCAGTAGGATCTGTATCAACAACAGGTCCGAATATTAAATCAACAGAATTTGTATAATGCCTTGGTCTCAATTCATTGAATTTTCTATCAATGGAATTATTGACACGAAGGTTAAGTTCTTGTGCTTGAAAATCATTAAAATTATCAACAAAGAAACCAGACTTAAATCTGTTAAGACCATTGTCATCTGGAATAAAGAAGTTTGCTGTTTCCTTTTCGAGAAGAGATAGTGTGGTGTAATACTCAAGACTTTTAATTCTGTCTTCAAGTTTTTTGATATCCTGCATCTGATATCTCTTATGTTGCATAAAAGATAAAGATGCTTGTTTAGTATCGTAGAGGAATGGAGGAAGATTTACCCTACAAATTTCAATAGCATCATCAATCGGATCAGGTCTGGTAGGAGTATCAGACGGAGTTCCGTACATTATTTGGAACTTTCCTTCCTTAGTCAAATAAACTCTATCAATTCTACCCTGGAAATAAGTAACATCTGCTAATATAGCTTCATCGGAAGATAATACAGTATTCGATGATTGACCAGCAGCAGTAAATGTTCTACCAAGGAATTCCAAAGGAGATCTAGTGTTTGTAGATGCAGTTACAAATGTAGAAACTCTAGGTCTAATATCAATAATATCAGTATTTCTATTGAGATCTATATCTTTAACTTCTGTCGTAAAATCAAACTGATCATAAGAGTTAACAGTTATAATATCACCATCATCTGTTGAAGAGAAGGAAGCATTCATAAAATATATCTTCAATTGCTTAGTGGGTGCTGAAGAATCTGCCTTCCTTCTAATTCTTCCATGGTTATAGAATGTTTTTTCTTGACCAGTCTGGAAAGAATAGTTTGATGAAATATTAAAACTTGGTGTTACTAATGATGAAACAAGTGCAGATGCTACAGATTCATCAAATTCAACAGTTTCTCCCTCAATAAAACCAATTTCGTTTTTGTAAATAAACGAAATATTAGAGTTGTCTAATTTTTCTGCCACAATTGCAACAGCACCACTTGTTTGACCAATAAGTCTCTCACCTATTAAAAGTTCTTGAGTTGTAGTTGATGTGGTGTTGATCGCTTGCAAAGTAACTTGTGGACAAGATGCACCAGAAGTGTCTGCTGATTCATAAACTCCATGAATTTGAATTACATCAGGTGTATTCAGAGAGATGACCTCATCTTCAACCCTAGTTCCAAATGGGAAAGATCCATAAGTTAGTCCATTATTCAAAGTTGTTGTACCAATTCCAGATCCAACTAACTTTGATTTATCAATAGTTATTGAACTAACTCTATTTTTTATTTTTTGCTTTGCTTTTGGTTTAACTTTTTTCAGAGAAGCGATTAAAGTAGCATCACTATTAGATCCTAAATCACGAATTTGTAATGTCTTTCCATTTGGTGAAATATCTAACTGATCTCCATTCAAAGATTCTGTTGTCCCATCATCTCTTATTAAAAGATATCTTTCCTCATCAAACGGCAAGAAAGTTTCATTTGTTCCTGCAACCACTTGAGTAGAGAGTTCACTACTTGCAATAGTTACATCAAAAGTTTTTCTAATCGTTAATGATGCATCATCAAGATTTAGATCAGATATATTAATCTTTGGTAATGCAGTAAACAAAGAATCATCAGAAGATGATGCCAGATCTGTTGTAATAATTTTAAAGTCGGTTACATTTAATGCTGCAGCAGGAAGAAGTCCACTAGAAATTCCTGCAACTGCAGTTACACCCTCAATATCAATATGTGTTGTACCAACACTAACAACTCTAGCTATGATAGGATCTTCCGTAAGAAGTCCACCTGTAGTATTATCAGTATATTCAATTAAATCATTTTCTTTTACTAAAGTTCCTGGGAATGCAGGATTATTGCTTCTTACAGTGCTAACTCCCCCAGAAAGAGGACTTACCGTTGCAATTCCAACAGTAAATTTAGTTGATTGAATTACATCTGCACTAAATGTGTTAATACCTACTGAAGAATCAGTTCCATCAAATCCAACCATTCCATAAACAGATTTTGCATCTGAAATATTATGCTCAGTGACAGCAATAGCAATTCTTCCATCATCAACACCATTAAAGATTAGTCTCTCATTTGGTACGAAAGATCCTTCAGATTCGTATACTGTAAGTGCAGTTCCGGCGCTGACTGCATGTCTTAAGAATCCCGTTGCTCCACTATTAGCACCTTTTACAAAAGTTGGAGTTGATAATGTGTGAGATTGATTTATTGAAATTTCAACATTTGTCTGAACATCATAAAGTGCAAGATTCCACTCATTCAAGTTTCCATCGGATGTATTATACGAACCAGACTCTAATCTAAAATCATAAACTCTAGCAACTCCAACTTCATTGCCTGGTAAAGTTTCTTGATCTGCTCCTACTCTTTGATCTCTAAGACTTACAAAATATGTGTTTCCTAATCCAACTGTTGGATTTCTGTGAACTCTATTAAGTCTTAAAGTAGGACCAGTGTTATAAATTAAATTCTGATCTTCAATTGTTCTAGTTGTTCTTGGTTTATCTACATCAAGATAGACAGCATTTAATGATTCAATTTCATATCCTTTTACATATGCTTTTCCAGGAGAGATTTTATATAAAGCAAGATCATCGGAGACGGTTACTCCACCAGGAGAGAATTGTCCTGTGTTAAAAATTCCACCATTACCAACCCTATCATTTAAAGAGTTTACAACAGTAACATCAAATGGTTTGACATAATAGTGTCCAGATTCGTCAAATGTTCTTCTAGCAAGAACATCTGTCAGGTCACTAAATCCAACACCACCACCTGCAATACTTTTTCTCTTGTTTATTTGAAGAACACCATTTATAACAGTGGCAAGTAAAATAAAGTTGTCATCATTAAAATCATCAAGTGCTTTTTTAAATAAACTTACGCTAATTCTTAATCTATCTGCTCCGGGCGCAGCATAATTGTTAAATCCTTGTGAATTATCATTTAATTCTTCATCAATATCTGAGGTAACAATACTTTCATCGATTAGAAGACCAATTCTGTAACTTGGAGTTGTAGTATACTGATCTAATACTAAACTTTCTTTGTTTACATTTACAAAGTTTCCTCTAATAAAATATACACCATTATCGATTTGGAATACAGAACCAGTAGCAGCTGCTGCCGTTTCTAATGTTACTGCAAGAGGAGTTCCTGCTGCAATAGTTGAGTTTCCAAGTAATCCTGAGGATAAAACTTCATTACAAACAATTGGTTCACCGTCACTAAAAATTTGAGTGGAATTATTAGAGGAACTTGATGTCAAATAATTGATGTATAATGTTAAATTACCTCTTTCTGAATCTTCTGGTAATAAAATACTATCTACAAATGCAGTTACTCCAGAATTTTGTCCGGTTATTTTTGTTCCTACTAACTGATCAGCATATGCTGCTACGGGAACACCCTGATAAGTATTTTCTAACTGAACACAATAATATATCTGACTATATCCGGTATTTCCTGGAATTACTTTAGCACCTTCACTAAAAAAGTGCTGTCCAAACTTTTCAATTTGATTTTGCAGTATAGATTGAAGAGAGGTTAACTCCCTAGCCTGAACTGGGAATCCAGGTTTGAATAATACCTTATGATAGTCATTCGCTGCATCAAAATCGTCAAAATATGGTGCTACGTTGAGATTAGTCTGTTGTGGCATAATTCTTTAGAACTGCAAAATAACTTTTATGTCTTCTTTTTGATTCGATGACCGTGTTATAGACGGTCTATTATCAACGTAAATGATACTGCCAGAGTGTGCTTTAACTTCAGGATTGGCTATACCACTAGCAAAAGTTTGACCAAGATAATATGTACGATTATTTATTACGGTAGTTATACCCGAAAAAACAGTATCAATTGATAGATCTTGACCAGTTGTTGGAGATATAACCAAAGACCCACCAGTGCCAGGAGATGAAGAAAACTCAGTTAAGTCAAATCCGTAAGTAGGTTGAGTTTGTGCTGTTCCCACAGTATTAAATCCAGCAAGTGATCGATCCTGCCAGAACTTCAGAACACCAGTATTTTGATCGTAACTTACAACTCTACCAACTGCTGTGGTGCCAGTTGACACAGTTTGAGTAAAGTAAGAGTCCCCAGAGAAGGTTGCAGTGCTATATCCAGTGCCAACTAACTTTAAAGCACTAAGAGCACTTGCTTTGTCTGCTGAAAGAAGAGTAGTTGATCCAAATTGTTGAGGATTTTCGACAACACCAACTCTTGCGATTTGATTTCCTGTTATAAAATCTGGATTTGTACTATCATTTTCAATTCTAGAGTAAAGCAGAACATTAAATGCACCTAGTTCTCTATAAATGTCTGCACCATGCCCACCTTGAGGTGGGATGATAACATTAAAACTTGGTCTTGTAGTTCCAGTTGGCACTCCACCAGCAACTAGATCTACGTTTCCGTAAGTATATCCAGATCCCTGATTAGAAACAGTTACAGAACTTACTTGCTGGTTTCCATCAATAACTATTGTGCATTGTGCTCCAGCCCCATCACCCTTAATAGGAACCGAGGTATAAACACTGTTCGCCGTGCCAAGACCAACACCCTTGTTAGTAACAGTTACAATTTTAATTCCACCATCAACAGCGTTATCTCTAACCGCAGCATTTTCCGCAGCAGTTAACCAATCTGTTGGGACTGGCATGAAATCTGTTGATTCAAATCTAACAACCTCACTCGGTTT